TGAACATCATGTATTGCTCATCCCACTCGCCGGGCCGCTGCCGCAACGGCCAATCTTCCCTGCGCTCCGCATCACGCTGCTGACGATACCAAACCACGAAACGATCGATACGCCGCTTCTCTTCCTCAGCCCACTTCTCAAGGATCAGGTCGGTCATCACTCGATCTCCTGTACACAACTTGTATCATGCCGAACAAAGACAGGTTTGTCCAGTGTTTTTCGTGCCTAGCTCAGCGTGGAAACAGCCAGACGAGGAACGCCACCGCCGTCAACCCCACAACAGCCCACACGACGCATACCGAAATGACAACGTTTCGCGTTCTGCGGACAGGCCAAGGCGAGTTGGGACAGTAGTCGAAATCGTCCATGGACGCCTCCGGTACAAGAAATGTATGGTGCCTCAACGAATAAAGATGCACAAGGGCTTGTTTCGGGTCTTGCGCTTATCGGATCAATCCGGCACTTATATGTCAGATGCGAGCCTTGCGACCTCGTTACGATAGCTGATCGAGGGCATGATGAGCGACCAGAACGAGCAGGAAGAACCGGCTAAGGCCGAGCAGCCCGATCAAGAGCGTATCCCCAAGAACGCCAGGATGGACCCCGACGAAAGGCGACGCGGACGCCAGGAGCCGGGCAAGCCAACCTACGATCAGCCCGACGCAGAGCCCGAAGCGTAGTCCATGGCTCTCGTGGACGAGTTCCGGCAACGGGCCGAGCCGAAGCGGGACGCCAAGGCGGCCTACGCCGAAATCTTCGCTGTTCTCGGCGAACGCATCGCGGTCCTTCGGGACGGCGACTACACGGTCGAGGATATCAAGGCCGAATTGGACGTCCTCTGCTGCGAGATGGTGGACAGCCTAGAATCCATCGGCGACATCGTGATCGCCAACACCGCTCCCGCCCCTCCGTCGCTTCCCGCAGGCAAGCCACGGCCCAAAGGCGGACCGATACCGATCGGAACACCCGGCGTCGCCTGAAGCGACCGCAGAGTAAGAGCAGGGCGCCCTACGGGGCGCCTTTTTTGTTGGGGGCGCGATGGAAAAGCGGCCCCTGGCCCGAATGCAGTTCGGCGCCAACGTCGTTGAAATCTGGAATGATTGCGTAGCGACGCATTTGCCCGATGGCGTGGCCGTGGTGGCGGCGGTGCAAGACACCGACCAATACCGGGAGACGGCCGAACGCCTCGGCTACGGCTCCGACACGGTCCGCATGATGCGAGATCACGAACTCTCCCACGTAGCCTTGGCGCATCTCCTCGGCCTCCCCGAAAGCCTTGTCATGTCGTCGGTCGCGCACGGCTACGGCGACAACTACCTCACGGGGCTGGAGGAAGACTTGATCCTCGCTCTGCAAAAATTCGCCACGGCAGCCGGCATCGATCTGTTCGAGGTGTTCGAGCGCCATTCCCGGAGCGATCATGCCGATGGCTGAATCCAACGACCGCATCAAGCGCGCCGCGAACCTCGTGGCTCAAGCCATCACCGAATTGGCCGCGCTCGGTGCCGATACGCCGTCCTCCGCGCGCGAGGCGCTGTCCATCCTCGGCACGGCATATAGCACCTTGGGCTGGGCCGATCCGGACACTCCCTACACCGCAGAACGGGAGTTCGACCGCTCATGATCCTCACAGACAGCGCCCAACTCACAGGCACTCGTGTCACCCGCGATGGGTACATGGTTGCGGACGTGCGTGTCGCGCGTGGCGGAAACATCCAAGTCTACAACGGGTCGGAACTTCAACGGCCTGATATGGCGCAAGTCCGCATTTACCGCGATCCGGCCGCAATCTTCGATGCCAGAGTTATGTCATCACTGGCGTTCCGGCCCATCACCGTCACCCATCCGCCCGAATTCGTGGATGCGGAGAACTGGCGTGATTACGCCGTCGGAATAACTGGCGGCGAGATCACCAGGGACGGCGAATTCATCCGCGTCCCCATGTGCCTAATGGACAGCGAAACGATCCGCACCGTCCAGAATGGCACTCGCGAAGTTAGCTGTGGCTATAAAGCCGATATTGAATGGACGGCCGGAACAACCCCAGACGGGCAGATTTACGATGCGCGAGTGGTTTCCATGACCGGAAATCACGTCGCAATCGTGGGTGCTGGCCGGGCTGGCCCTGAGTGCCGCATTGGCGATTCGGCCAATAGCACGCCTACGCCCACCCCTCCGAAACCAACCCGAAAGGACTATTCGGCCATGGCCGACGATAACACCGGACGGGCCGTAATCCTCGTGGATGGATTCACGGTCGAAACGACTCCGCAAGGACGCGAAGCGATCCAGCGGCTGCAAACCCAACTCAATGACACCAAGCAACTCGCGGACGCGCGGGAGGCCGGCTTCAAGGATTCCGTCGCCAGCCTGAACGGCCAAATCGCCGCCGCGCGCCAAGCGCTGGCCGACGAAACGGCCAAGAAGGAAGGCGACCTCGCCGGCCTGAAGCTCCAGCATCAGACCGCGCTGGACGCTGCCAACGCCCGCATCGCCGAACTTGAGCAGCAGACCTCCCCGGCCGCGCTTGAAGCCCTCGCGGCCACCCGCGCCGCGACCGTGGCCGTGGCCCGCCGCGTCCTCGGCGACGCCTTCACCGGCCAGGGCATGTCGGACGCGGAAGTGCGCCGCCAGACGGTCCTCAAGGCCGTGGGCGCCACCCTCTCCGACGCCGAAGCCAAGCCGCAACTGTTCTTCGACCACGTATTCGAAGCCGTTGCCGCCACCCCGGCCCCGCAAGCCCCGGCGCCCGCGCGCGTGGACCCGATGCGGATGGCACTCGCCACCAACCCCGGCCCGATCGCTCTCGACGCGGCCAAGCAAGAGCCGAGCCCGCTCGATAAGCACATCGCTCGGCTCTCCACCGCATACCGCAACGCCCCCGCGAACGGAGTGATCTAACATGCCGGCGCTTCAAACCACCTACTCGGCCACGATGCGCCCGGCCATCGCCGGCATGAAGGGCGATATGCGCCCGGAAGACATCGTGACGCGCATCGCCGAAACCACCCTCGGCTTCGGCGTCGCCGCCTTCCAAGGCACCGGCGACCGTCAGGTCCGCGCCGCCAACGGCACCGCGCCGTTCGTCGGCGTCACCCTGCAAGACCAGGGCGTGGTGCATCTCGTGCCCCCGACCACCCCCGACCAATTCACCGCCACGGACGACGTCCCGGTGATGAAGAAGGGTTCGGTCTGGGTGCTCGCCTCCGCCACCGTCGTCGCGGGCGCAGCGGCCTACGTGATCCCGGCCTCCGGACTGTTCACGAACGTCGCCACCGCCAACACCCTGGTCGGCACATTCATGTCCAGCGCCGCCTCGGGCGCGCTGGTCCTCGTCTCCATCAACGTCGCCTAAGGAGCAACCCCCAGAATGAACGCCTTCTCGTTCGCCGGGGCGTCTCCCGGCGCCACCGGCAATGGCTACGGGGCGCCGTCCGGCATCCCTGGCATCGCCGGCATGGGACACAACGGCGGGCCGATGCTCGTCGATGCGTCCCTGATCGGCTTCACCGACGCGGAACAACGGGTCTGGAACTTCTTCCTGTCCCAAGTCGCCCGCATCGAATCCGAAGTCTACGAAATCCAGTACCCCGACATCCGCTACCAAGAACTCGTCCCGGTCGATACGACCGGCGATCCCTGGATGCAGTCGGTCGTGTACTTCTCGTCCGACCGCATCGGTCAGGCGCAGTGGTTCAATGCCGGCGCGCAAGACGTGCCGCTGGTCAACGTAACCCGCAACCAGTTCGCCACCAGTGTCCAGATGGCGGCCGTGGGCTACGGCTTCAACGAAGAAGAGTTGGCCATCGCCTCCCGCCTCGGCACGAACCTCCAAGGCGACAAAGCGGCCGTCTGCCGCCGCGCCGCCGAAGAGTTCATCGACCGCGTCGCCCTCTTCGGCGACACCTCGGTCGGCTTCACCGGCCTCTTCAACACCCCCGGCGTCACCACCAGCACGGCCCCCGCAGACGGCACCGGATCGGCCACCACCTTCGCCTCCAAAACCCCGTCGCAAATCCTCCGCGACATCAACAGCGCCCTCACCGGCATGTGGTCGGGGTCCAGCGGCATCGAGTTGGCCGACACCCTCCTGCTCCCGCAGGCGGTCTACGCGGACCTCGTGACGCGCCCACGCGCCGACCAGTCCGACACCACCGTCATGCAGTATCTGGATCAGGCCAACATCTTCCGGTCCCAGACCGGCCGCGCCCTCACCATCCGTGGCGTGTGGGGCCTCAACACCGCAGGCGCCGGCTCCACCGGCCGCATGATCGCCTACCGACGCGATCCCTCGGTGGTCAAGTTCCACATGCCGATGCCGTTCCAGTTCCGGCAGCCGTGGCGTAAGGGGCCGTTGATGTTCGAGGTTCCCGGGATTTTCAGACTTGGCGGTGTCGATGTGAAGCGCCCAAGTGCAATTAGGTACGTCGATGGCTGTTGAGGTTAACGGGATTTTGGTTGACTTGGGGTTTCCGCTTCTGTAGATTGCCTCTGCCCAATGGGAGAGGCACATGGACGACGCGGATTTCCTGGAAGCGGCTCGCAAGGTTCTGACCTACGAACCCGACACGGGCCACTTCTATTGGCTTGTTAGGCAAGGGCGGTGTGGCGCAGGTACGCGCGCTGGCAACGTCAGGCCGGACGGCCATCGGCAGATCAAAGTTCACAAGGTCATGGTTCGCAGCAATCGGCTTGCTTGGTTGTTCATGACGGGGCGGTGGCCCCCAGCCAGCATGAAGGTGGATCACGAAAACCGCCGCCCGGCGGATGATCGGTGGTCCAACCTTCGTCTGGCGACCGACGCGCAGAACAGTGCGAACCAGAACATCCGGCCCGACAACACATCAGGCTATCCGGGTGTCGGGTTTCTCAAACGTACAGGGCGTTGGTTTTCTTACATCCACCAGACGCAAGAGTCGGGGCGGAAGTCCGTTAAAATCCACCTCGGTTGTTTCGCTACCAAGGCAGAGGCCATCGCGGCTCGCAAGGCCGCCGAGACGCAGTATTTCGGCGCCTTTGCGCCCCAACATGGAGACCCCGAGAATGCCTGTCCTTCGCAATAAGTCCGCCGGCCCGCGCATTCTGAACGTGGTGGGCGGCGATCCTTCCTCCGGCCGCGTGATCCAGCGCACCCTGATGCCGGGGGAGGCCGCTGAGGTCGAACTGCTGCCCGGCTCTGAGAACGACGTCGCATTCCAGGCGATGATGAAGTCCGATCTCGAAGAGGTCGGCAAGGACGCGCTGGAGCCGGCCGTGCTCAACGTCGAGGAAGCGCTCAAGACGGAGCAGGAGGCGGCCGAGGTCGTCGCCAAGGCCCGCACCGCCCGCGAGGCCATCACTGCGGCCGAACTCGACCTGAATCGCATGACCGTGCCGCGCCAGTTCGGCTCGGATGGCGGCCCGGCTCAGGTTCCGACCGTGGACAACCGCGGCGGTGCTCTGACGCAGTCCCAGCAGGAGCAGGGCCGTCAGGAGCCTCCGTTGACCGGCTCCGTGCCCGACACCCTGTCCTCCGGCGCTACCCCGCCTGCCCCCGCTTCGAAGGGGCCAGGCCGCCCGAAGGGTTCGTGAACAGCACGCACCAGTAGCGCGTGAGGAGTAGGCGGCATGGCCCTCAGCCCGGCGCAGCAGGTAGAAGTCGCCTTCTATGCCGGGTACTCCGCTGCCGGAGTCCTTCCGACTGCGGTGGCCACTGTCATCGCGGCCCTCACGCCGGAAGGGGAAGCGCGTCTCACTTCGCGCTTCCTCCCAACCCTTCGCAACATGGAAGACGGTATCGCCGCATCCGTTGACGGCATGGATACGGCTCAGGCCGCAGTATGGTTCCGCAATCAGCATGAACTGCGCGAAAGAGCAGTATCCTATTGGTGGCAGCGTATCGCGCTCTGTCGGTTCCTCGGCCTTGATCCGGGGCCTGCGTGCAGCGTCAATGATCTTCCGCCGTTCTCTCCATGCTGTCCCAAGGGGAGCGTTGGCGGCGGGACCACCAGCCCAACCGATCCGATCACGATCCTTACGACTCCGGCCGTTTTCGTGGTGTAATGGATCGGCTGCGAAGCCGGGCGAAACGGCAACGGCGTATTGATGGTTTGGTCGCCTTCTTCGTGATCGTCTGCCTACTTCTCTTGGTCGGATGGGCGTTGCAAAGTGTCCTTAGAGTGCCGGAGGTCGTCGGCTGATGGCTCTCCTCCCCTACGAACGAATTCAGCGACGCGTGTGGGGCGGCTATGCGAAGGCCGCCGCGAAACTCGGAAAACCCCGCGATCTATACCGCCCAACAGATGTCATGGACCCGTTGCGGCTCATTGATCTGGTCGGCACCTACCGCGTCGCCTTCGATGCCAGCCCGGACTTCAAGTTCAACGGTCCCGCCCGCCCCGGTGTCCCGCTGCGATTCGCCCTGATCGACGGCGCTGTGGTGCAAGACGGCGACTACATCGTGGATGAACACGAAGTCCACTTCATCGGAGAGGGCGCCGAACTTCAGTCCATCATGGCGGTGCGCTGCAATTGCACCGTGACGATGTTCCGCACCCAGGACATGAGCGACTTCGGCTCCACCGAGCCGCCCGGCACCACGACGGACGTGGAGGTCTTTAAGGACTGGCCCGTGTCCATCCAGCGGCGCGGCCGTGGACCCAGCGATGACGTCCAGTTGCCCGGCGATGTGAACCCGTCCGAGTACGAGTGTCTTATGCCTGTGATCTACGGCATCTCCCCACCCCGGTCTGGGGACATTCTGGTGGACGACCACGAACGGCGCTTTGGTATCGATGCGTTCAACCCCGTGTCCACCGGTTGGTCTCTGACCGTCCGCCTGCTGGCCGCTGCCTGATGGCTGATCTGGCTGATGTCCTGAACAAGATCAGGGATGAGGCAGCAAAGGCTCTGGAAGACGCTGGGCTGGCTCAGCCGAGCACCACGAGCAAAGGGATCAGAATCTATAGAGGCTGGCCTGGGGAAGCCCTGGATGCCGATTTGGCCAAGGGCATAGCGAACGTCACAATCTACCCCCGTGCTGGCGTCGCCAACGTCATGGACGGCTCGATCCAAGACTGGCAGGAGAATCCCCGCCCTTCCACGGGCCTGACGGTCTCTGCGGTAGGGCAGTCCATAACCTTCGCCGGCACATCCGCCCGTCCCGGCTCCATCGCCGCCGTGGTGGCCGACCGTCGTGGTTGGACCCTGGTTCTCACACAGGGACAGACCGCTGAAAGCGTCGCATCGTCCTTCCAGACGGCCTTGGCCGCCGATGGTATCTCCGCAGTGGTCGAAGGGCCGGTTCTGACATTGCCCGACGCCATTCGGGTTCGCGCGGGCGTGTACGCCAGCGGCACCGAACGACGCGAGATCAGGCGCCAAGAGCAAGGCGTTCTGCTATCCGTCTGGGCGCCGTCCCCTGTTCTCCGGGACCGAATCGCCAGCGTCCTAGACCTCCACTTCGCTGGCGAAACCGGCCGGATTTCGTTCCCCATGCCTGATGGATCACGAACCACTGTCCGCTACGCGGGTACGGTGTTCGATGACGCCGGCCAGTTGCACCCACTTTATCGGCGCGATCTAGCGTTGCTGGCCGAGTACAGCACGATCCAACTCCGCGAACTGCCGCCGGTCGCAGCGGTGGACGTCATGCTTAAAACCATCCCGCCCGGCGTCGAGACGACCCGCGTTTTCTAGGAGACTGCCATGTCGCTCCGCCTCCTGGCCAAAGACGACTTCACGCTGACGCTGGCCAACGGCGATCAGGTGGCGGTCGCCAAGAACGAGCGGATCACCGACGCGAAACTCATCAATCGCGCCCTGACCACGCATCCGGATTTCATTCTGCGCGAGGAAGTCCCGAGCGTGGAGTTGGATGAGCCGGTGTCCACGATCCCGCCGAAGGTGCCGCAGCGAGCGCCGAAGCCCGAGAAGAGCTAGCGGAAGCCCGCTTCCGCAGCCACGCGCCGTCAAAGCCGCCTTCGGGCGGCTTTTTTCTTATGAGACCACCTAGCAGGTCGTCCTCAGGGCGGCCTTTTCTTTTGAAAGGGCCGAACCAATGGCGTTATACAGTGAAGGCGCAATCAATCTTAACGCGCAGGTGGTCCCAGATTTATTCGTAACGATCACGCCGCCCCGTGTACAGCTTATTTCCGGTGTCGCAACAGACGTTGCCGGCATCGTGGGTACGGCGTCCTGGGGGCCGATCGGCATCCCGCAAATCGTGGGCGGCTACTCGGACTACGTGCGGAACTTCGGCCCGCTCCTCGCCCGTCCGCGCGACATGGGCACGCTGGTCGCCGTGGCGAACCAGCAGGGAGCCACGTCCTTCCGCTGCGTGCGCGTCACTGACGGCACGGACACCGCCGCGCAGGTCGTGATCCTGGTGAACTGCCTCACCGTCACGTCGAAGCACTCGGGTTCGCTGGGGAACAAGACCAGCATTGCGATTTCGCCCGGCTCCAAGACCGGCACCTACCGCGCCGTGGTTTCTCTGGCCGATGCCGGCTTCATCCCGGAGGCGTTCGATAACGTCGAAGGATCGGGCAACGCCTTCTGGGTGAACCTCGCCGAGACGATCAACAACGGTCAATTCGGCACCCGCTCCGGGTCCGAAATCGTCATCGCCACCGCAGGCGCTGGCACGACCGCTCCCGTCACCGCCACCTACACCCTGGCCGGCGGCACGGACGGAGCGGCCAGCGTCACCGACGCGATGCTGGTGGGCCTCGACACCACCCCGCGCACGGGCATGTACGCGCTCCGTGGCTCCGGCGCTTCCGTCGCCGCCTTGGCCGAATGCACCGACACGTCCACTTGGCCCGCACAGGTGGCCTTTGGCTCGTCGGAAGGCATCTACATGATGCTCCAAGGGCCGAAGGGCGACACGGTGTCCAGCGCCATCGCTTCCAAGGCCAGCGCAGGCATCGACAGCTACGCCGCCAAGGTGCTGTTCGGCGACTGGGTGTACTGGCAAGACAACCAGTCCGGCATCCCCGAGCGGCTCGTCTCCCCGCAAGGCGTCGCCCTTGGCCGCTACGCCACGCTCTCCCCCGAGCAGTCGGCCCTCAACAAGCCGGTGTTTGCCGTCATCGGCACGCAGCGCACCAAACTCGCCCGTCCGTTCTCGCGCGCGGACTTGCAGGCGCTCGGGCAGGCCGGCATCGACACCATCACCAACCCGCTGCCCGGCGGGGCCTACTTCGGCTTCCGGTTCGGTCGCAACAGCAGCAGCAACCCTGTCCTGCGCGGCGACAACTACACCCGCATGACCCACTTCCTCGCGCTGTCCATGGATCAGGGCATGGGCCGGTTTGTCGGCCGGCTGCACTCCGAATCGCTGCGGCGCCAGTGCAAGCAAACGCTGGATGCGTTCCTCGAAGCGATGATGCCGACGAGCCAAGACGCTCTAGATGGCATGATTGAAGATTTTCTCGTGATTTGCGACGAATCTAATAATCCACCAAATCGGCGAGGCATGGGTTGGTTGGCGGCAACAGTGCAGGTGCGTTATCTATCTGTGGTTGAATTTCTCCACGTAGCTCTTGAAGGGGGCCAGACGGTGCAAATCACCCGTCAGCGCATTTCCACGGCGGCTGGAGCGGTTTAGCATGAGGCGGTTGCTCCTAGCCGCGTTCTTGGCGCTCGGGTCGTTCAGCGTCGTCGCGCACCAAGCCCCGTCTGGGTGGGAGTATTCTGCAAACTGTTGTTCGTCTGCGGACTGTGCCCCTGTCCCAGACGCCACGATTGAGGAAGTTCAGGGCGGGTTCAGCGTGGTGATCCCGCCCGGCGACCATCCAGCGATCTCGCAGCGTGCGGGCACTCAGCCGGTTCGGCGCTTTTTCTATCACGGCGACCACCGTATTCACCCATCTGGCGACGGCAAGAAGCACGCCTGCGTCGGGCTAACCGGCGCGGTCTATTGCATCTACGTTCCAGTTCGCAGGGTCTGACGCTTGGTAGACGACGGGAGCGACGGCAAAGGCGACGGATGGCCGATGAGCAGGGCGGGGCGAGCAACGCTCGCCCTGTTCGTCGTGCTGGCCTTGCTGCTGGGCGTGTCGCGGTTTTGGTTCGGGTGGTGACGGCCGGGAGACTTCGCTCCGACTAGCAAAGGTGCTACAAAGGTACGACTAGCGACGGGGGTTCGAGACCCGCCGCCAGTCTAACCGCACCCTTGCTTGACGGAGCTAAGGACTTGGCTGACGCTGACCATACCACACCTACGCCCACTGAGAAGCCGTGTAAGGGCTGTGGGGAGACGAAGCCGCTAGAGGCGTTCTCGATCCAATCCGCTGGAAAGTATGGACGGACCTCGCGGTGCAGAGAGTGCGCGGCGCTCGCCCATTTGGCAAAGCGCGGCCCTTACGCTGATAGTCAGCGAATCCAAGTGCGGACGGCGAAACGGCTCGGGCTGGTAGCCGAGCCTGTGGCCGAGGACACTCCGACAGGACCAATTATTAAGGTGCCCCTCAAGTGCGGCGCCTTCGCAGTTGTGGACGCCGCCGACTGGCCGTTGGTCAAAGACCGCCTGTGGCGCATCTCGTCCAACGGATACGTCGTCACAAGCGTCACGGTTCCAAAACCTACCGACCTGCTGATGCACCGCATCATCATGGGCGACGTGCCCGGTGTTGAGTACGATCATGAGGATCGGGACAAACTCAACAACAGGCGTAAGAACCTCCGTCTTGCTACCCGCTCGCTGAACAATGCGAACAGAGCGATCAAAGGTCGCGCCTTTTCCGGGTTCAAAGGCGTGGCTTTGGTGAAGGCCACCGGACGGTGGAAAGCCGAGATTACGGTCAATAACGTGGCTCAATACCTCGGGGCTTTCCGAACGCCGGAAGAAGCGGCTCGCGCATACAACTCCGCAGCCAAGGCTGCCTTCGGAGAGTTTGCGGTTCTCAACAAACTAGACTGAGGGGGGCAGCGCCTCCTTCTATCAGGAGGCGAAATTGGCTGAATTCAATTCAGGCAGGGATTGGGTCGTTGATGTATTCGACCCGCTTCTTGGTGGAGTCCAGTCATTTTCTATTATGACCGGATTCTCGAAGTCGATGAATACTACTCGGCTTCAATCCACCGCCATTGATGGCACCACCAGGATACGCGACCTCCGTCTGACGTGGGAAGGCACGCTCACCTTCGACCGTCGCAACGCCGCCCTAGACTACTACTTCGCCGCCCGCGAGGACGCCGACCGTCGCGGCCAGGACTTGCCTCCCTGCTCCATCACGGAGACGATTCGAGAGGACGGTGGCGGCATCTCTCAGTTCCGGTATATTGGCGTCGCAATGACCCTGGCCCAAGGCGGCGAGGCTCGCGGCGACTCGAAGATCGAGATGACCGTGAACTGGATCGCTACGGGTCGCATTAGGACGATCTGATCGCATGGCAATTACGCTGCACGACCCGGCTGGTCAGCCGTCCGGCCCTGGTGGGCAGGCGGTACAGCCGCAGCAGACTCCTTCTGAGCGCATGATCGCCGAGGCGAACGCGCTCAAGTATGTTACGGACGCGAAGAAGCGTCGTTTGGGCTATCGGCGCTGGAATGCGCTGGAGCGGTTTCGCATGACGCGCGTTATGAAGGCCGACGCGACCAACGACCAGCTTATGCTTCTGACCGAGATCACGACGTCGGTTCGAGAGATCGACGGCACGCCGCAGGGCTTTCCTTCCGCCTATTCGCAGATTGAGGCGATGGTGGTTTTGGTTGGCGAGGAAGGCCAGACTGCTGTGATGCAGGACTGGGTGAAGGAGGCTCAGGGCGAGGCTGGCGAGGCTCCGCAGTCGGACCTTGATTTGGCAAAAAACTCTCAAGGGACGGTGGGGTAAGACTTCGCCTGCAATTGGTGAAGGCCAACGTCCCGTTTGATCTCGCTTTCTCTCTCCCCGATGCCGAGGCCCTTGGGTTTTACGTGGCCTTGGGGGAGTCGGAGGGTTCGGTCTTTAACTGGTCAACGATGAAATGGGAGCAGCCGACCACGGCTCTCGGGCGACGCTAGGAGGGTCATGAATGCCAAAAATGACCCTCAACGAGTTCATTCATCATCTTGAGCGAACGGCAGCGTGGCTCCCTGTCCGCGTTGATGGCGCCCTACAAGAATCCGGACGCCGAGTTCAGAACCTCGCTCAAGATTACATCGGCGACCCAACTACTCCGGCTGTGCGGCCTTTTCCGGCTTGGCGACCACTGGCCGATGCCACGGTTGAGGATCGTATTGCCAAAGGCTATGCGCCGAATGAGACGTTGCTGCGTGAAGGCACGCTGCAATCCAGCATTCGGCATGTCGTCGTTGCCAGCAAATTGACCGTCTACACCAACAACAAGGTTGGTGCTTACCAAGAGTTCGGCACGACCGGACGAAATCCCATTCCGCCGCGCGCGTTCATCGGACGAGCGATGGCGCAGCGCGGACGTGTGGAGGCGCTTTATGTTGCTCGCGCCGCCTTTCGACCGTTATTTGACGGACGCTCATAAGTGAGCGGATCAGCTTCTTATGCCGTAAGCGCAACGCTGTCGGTAAGGAACAACGCGAGCGCTTCTCTCAATCGGCTGGCGAAGCAGCTGGCGACTCTTGAAAAGCAGATAGATGCGGTTGGCCTCAAGGTAACTGGGCTAATCCGCCATTTCAACGCCCTCGGTCAGACTGTAGCTCCTCTTCAGAGTCTGGTCACGCAGATGCGGGCGCTTTCGAACGCGACGCAGGGTGTCAATCGGTCGGGCTCCAATATAGCCAACCGTCTCAATGCTCAGACCACCGCGATGCAGGCCAATGCGCGGGCGGCTCAACAGACAGCTCAAGCATATCTTCATCTCGCTCAGGCGCAGGGTGTTGCCGCTCAGGCCCCTCGCCTCCGCCGCCAACTCAATCCGCCAAGACTTGGTGGTGGGGACGATGACGACGACCGTGGTCGCCGTCGCCGTCCTGGCGAACGCGAGTCCCGCTTCCATCGAGGTCTAACCGATCCTTCTCCGGGGCAGGCTTTAGGTTACGCCAGCAGCGCGTATGCCATCGGCCGCGCTATCGTCACGGCTGGCGGCGCCGAGCAAGAAGCCGAGAACATGCTGCGGGCGCAGTATATCCCGGAAGAACAGCGCAACGCCATGATGGGGCAGGCGCGCAGGATTGTTCAGACCGTCCCTGGCCTGACCACGGTTGAGGGTCTGCAAGCTGTCCGCGAGGCACGGGCGATCATCGGTGATGACGCACCGCAAGAGTCGGTTAACCGGGTGGCCATGGAACTTGCGGCTGCTGCCCGCACGCAAGCATCCATTACGGGCCGTGAGACCAAGGAGGCGATCCGGCCGATCGGTCGCACTGTTGCCACCGGCGGTAATTTCACCAACGAGCGCGGTGAACTAGACATTGACAAGGGCATTCGCGCCATCAGGACGATGACGCAAGGCGCGATTGGCTTTTCGACCGCGGAAAAAGAAGGTGTTGATCCCCGCGAATACATGAACGCAGCGACGCAAGCGGGCATCCAATGGAAGCGGATGTCGGACGAAGGCCAGTTCTTCGCGCTGGGCAGCATCATTCAGGAAGCTGGCGGGACAGGCGGACACAGGGCTGGCACTGAGTTAGCTGCGCTTCAACGGTTTTTGATTGATCAATCAGGCCCCAAAAATCGGCTAGCAATGGCCGACGAATGGGGATTGCAGATCAGCAATCGAAGGGAGGCACGAGACGCCAATCGAGAGCAGGCTGCTCTCATCGCTCGTATGGAAAGCGAAGGCCGCATTCTTCCGCACGAAGCAAAAATGATGCGGGATCGTCCGACGTTGAAAGTCGGGGACTTCCGAGCAGAGGGCGTGCAGGCGGTCCGACCGGATTTGGGCGTGTCGCAGTTCTTGGCTCCTCTGGCGCAGAAACTCGGAGCAAAAACCGAAGAAGAAATAATCGACAAGTTAGCCAAGCTCTTACCGACCGAAGTCTCTCGGCGCATGTTTGGCCGGTTTGTTCAAACTCGTGAGGTTCAAGCTGACGTAGCGTTGGCTCAGCGCGTACAGAGCGGCGATGCCGAAGCCGCTCGGACGAGGAACATCCAAGTCGGCACCGCCTCCATGGGCGTCGTTCTGAACGAAGGCGCGGCCAACCAGATCGCCAACGTCGCTTCGTCGTTCCAAAACCTGCTCGGCGCGCTCGGCAACAACCCGCAAGTCATTCAGTTGCTGCGCGACATCGCCAAGAACTTCACGGATTTGGCTACCGCCGCTCGTGAAAATCAACAACCGATGACCGACTTCATCAGGAATCTCCGCGAGTTCCTGAGCGAACTACGGCAACTGGCTGAGATGATACCAGCCATCACTCGCTTCATACGCCAGGCGCTCAGCATGTTGGGCATCGGCGGCCCCGGTGCGGCGACCTACGGGGGCGTAATCGGAAACGCTCTCGGCGCGATCAGTAACTTCGAGGATCGCATCATGCGCCGGCTCGGGTCCATGGCACCGGGTGTCGGCGGCCTGCCAGGGATGTCCCCTAGCGGTGGTGGACCGCAGGGCGATCCCAATGCCCTTCTGCCGATGCCACCGCCGAATGGCACAATCATCGAGGTGGCTCCGAGCGCGCCAGCACCCGGCCCCGGCAGCAGCCTGCAACTCCAGAACTTCAACCCCGGCCCGATGGGTGGCGAGGGTGGAACGCAGGAAGCGGCCATATACCTTGATGGCTTGCAGGTTGGTCGCGGACTCTTCCCAATTCTGGCCCGCAGCATGAACAATCCAAACCAAAGCCGCACGGGTTTTGATAGCCGCCGCAGCCTCGGCCCGGTGGAGTTGGCCGTGACATGACTGCACAAAGTGCTTGCCCTTCGGGGCTGAATATGGGATACAAGCCATGTCGCGCAAGCGACACAAGCCTTGGCATGGCGGGGCGGGTCAGGATCGGGCGTGGCATGTTGAGCCGCGGCATGGTGGGGCCTAGCACCAAAGGGAAAGGCGTCCTTCGGGGCGCCTTTCTCGTTTCTGTGAGCGTGTCATGGCATTGATGTTGGGCGGAATCGAATTCCAAGCATTCGAGTTGCCGGAGTCGATTCCCCAGGGCGGTGCCCAGGCTATGGCGATCCACAAACTTATTGGTGGACGCCGAATTGTCGATGCAATGGGTCCGGACGACGCTCCCATTGAGTGGTCCGGCATCCTGATCGGCGAGACGGCGCAGCAGCGGGCGTTGCGACTTGATCTCCTGCGACGAACGGGCAGGCGGGTCGAGTTGGGTTTCGGAATGCGGATGTACGAGGTTGTCGTCCGCAACTTCCAAGCCGTGCTCGAACGACCGATGTTGCTCCGTTACACGATCGTCTGCGAGATCGTGCGCGATCTCATCGCGGGCGACGGCGCCGAGGAAGCGGAGACCAGAGAGCAGGAGATCGCCGCTGACTTGGCGGTCTTTGAAGCCGAATTGCTGATGCGCGACGCGACGCTGTTCGCCATTTCCATAGCGGCGCAGGCTGTCCGTGCCGCGCTCGGCGACAAGGGGGCACAGCGGGGCACCTTGTACGTCGCCACGGCGGCGGCGCAGCAGTTCATCGGCAATGCGGTGTACGAAGCGACGGGCGATGCGGTGACCGCCGATCTCGCCATGGCCAGCGTCCAAGGCGTTGCGGGTGTGATACAGGGCGGCGATCCGGTTCAGATGGCCGGCAACATGCTGAGCACGACGGACGCCGCCACGGCCGCATATTCGGCGCAGACGGCCATCGCCGCGATGGAGCGGACCAACCGCAACCTAGAAGACCCGGCCACCACTTGATCCGGATTGCGGGGTAACTGATGGCGACTAGGGGTGTCCGTCTTATCCCGACCGCTGGCGGCAATCTGTTCGGACTCTCCGCGCTCCATCTCGGATCGGCTGAGCAATGGACCCGAATCGCCGAGCAAAACGGGATTGACGACCCTTGGCTGTCGGAAGTGCGGACGCTGCGGGTTCCGTTCCGCAGCCCCTACGGCGACAACAGCGGCATTCTCTATCCGACCTACCGCCTGACCATGAAACCGGCGGTGACGCCGGACCCGGTTCCGGAAACGCCGCCGCTCTCACCGCCTCCAGCGCGCGCGATGCGGTTCGACCGTCTTGGCGCTGGCTTTCGCTTTGACGCCGCCGGCCCGGATGCCCCGACATTCGATCAGCAGGGCATCGCGCAGGTTCCAGGTGGTGTTGAGCAGCCGCCTGTCGATCCTCCGCCTGTGGACCCGCCCCCGGTTGAGCAGCCGCCGACCGATCCTGTCCCGGTTCCGGTGTCGTTCACCTTCGACGCCTCGGTGGGCGTGACGTTCGACGCGGCCACGGGGCCGACCTTCGATGAAGGCCCGCCGGAGCCGCTGAACTTCTCCTTCGACAAGACGGCGGGGCAGGGCTTCGACGCGACCACCGGGCCTGGATTTGACCAAGGATAGCCCATGCCCCAGCAGAACATCTTCCTTGGAGCGGCCCCGAACGACGGCACGGGGACGAAGCCCCGTCCTGCCGGACAGGTCATCAATGAGAACTTCACCGAAGTCTATGGCAACATCGCCGCGCAGAGCACACGCTTAGGTTCGGTCGAGACATTCCGTGCCCCCGGCACCGGCAATGTGGCTCGGCCGCTGGCGTCAAAGCTGGCCGATGCGGTCAATGTCCAGGACTACGGGGCCGACCCGATCGGCAGCGCCGACAGCACGGCTGCGTTCCTGGCAGCCTTCGCCACCGGCAAGCCCGTCATGGCGACCGGCACCTTCAAGATCACCCAGAGCATTCCTTTCAACACGCATCGGCAATGGCTGATCGCGTATGGCTGCAACATCGTTCCGACCGGCAATTTCGACTTGTTCACTGTCGGTAGCCTTTATGAAGGCTGCGGCATCATCGGCGCCCGCATCGATGCCACCGGGATGACCGGCGGCCATGTCGTATCGGGCAATCAGGTGGGCCGCTTCACGCTCCGGGACATGGTGGTGTGGTCGCCGTGGCGTTTCGCGCTGTGGCAGCGGTTCAACTTCGTCTCGTATGAGAACGTTTGGGTCAACAACATCCGCGGCGACTACGGCACCACCGCTTACGGCGACAACACCACCGGCAAATCTGACATCCTCCGCATGGCCGGCGTCGCCCACGCCGGCAGCGCCGCCAACAAGCCGCACGGGATCGTCGTCAACGGCGGCGTGCATACCGTGCAATTGCAGCAAGTCGCTTTGGTGAATGTGAACCGCGGCCTCTGGGTGGTGAACTCGGCCAACTCCGGCATCGTCCCGCAATTCGTCATTGCAGACGACCTGGAAGTGGACTTCAGCACCAACGAAAGCGTCAGGCTTGAGGTCGGCGGCCACTACTACTTCACCAACCCGTACTTCCACGGCTCTTCCGCCGCGTCCGGCCTCTATGTGTCCGATGCGGTCGTGGCGGACTCGGTGATCGTGCATGGCGGCAAGATCACGGGCCACGCCCGCTACGGGATCGAGAACCTTGTCCGGGTCCGGGTGCTCAACCCGTATATGTCCGGCAACGCCTTGGGGGATTTCTCGGCCCCAGGCTCCGCGCTGATCCGGACTCCGAGGGTGGAGATCGATCCGAACGCCTACCTCGTCCTCAGCGGCGGCAATCCGCTGCTGGCTTTCGATGCCACCGATTACATCACCTACAACCGGGCGGACAACCGCTTCGCTCTGGCGATCGGCGCCACCCCGGTCATGACCGTGGATGCGACCCGTGGCGTGTTCGCGGTCCCGGTCCAGTTCCCCGGTTACACGGTCGCCTTCCTTCCGTCCGCAGCCACGCTGGGCGGCATGACGGTGCGCGTGACCGACAGGCAGCACAGGCTGGCCACCTCGGACGGAACGACGTGGCGCTTCACTGACGGCGCTGCGGTCACTTGAGGAAGGCCGTGTAGATGGCGCAAGAAGACATCAACATCGGCGTCGTTCCGGGCGACAAGACCGGCGACGCCCCGCGCACGGCTGGCGCGAAGATCAACCGCATGACGCGGGAGATTTACGCCAACATCGCCACGTTGCAGGCGAACAGCGGCGGCGGAGGGGGCGCCAGCGGCCCCGCTCTCAGCAACACCCTCCCATCGCCGCTCGCGGCGTCCGCCATCGCGGGCGCGTCCACGGAGGCGGCCCGCGCCGACCACGCGCACGCGCGCCCGTCTCCGGGGGATATCGGCGCCGCCCTCGCCAGCCACGACCATACCACCGCGCAGATCACCGGCTTGGACACGGCGCTCGGCGCACGAATACTGATATCTACCAGAGGGCAGCCCAACGGCGTCGCCACGCTCGGCCCGGACGGTCTGGTGCCCGTGTCGCAGTCGCAGCCGAGTTCCGGCGGGGGAGGCGGCGGGGCGACCACGCTGGACGGCCTGACCGATGTGGTGATCGCCACTCCGGCACTGCGGCAGGTTCTGCGTTACGACGGCTCTGGCTGGGTGAACGCCCTTCTGAGCACCGCCGACGTGTCCGCCTTGGACACCGCCTTGGCGGCGCGGCAGATCACCTCCGCCAAGGGGCAAGCGAACGGCTATGCCGGCTTGGACGCAAGCGGACGTCTGCCCGCTCTCCAACTCACGGCAAGCGTCGTCACCACGTCTCACCTTGCCACGATCGAAACTTTCTCTGCGTCTTACACCGCAGTCCAGGCCGACAACAACAAGGGCAAGCGGTACACCGCAACGACGGACGCGACCGTCACCCTTCCCAACCTTGCTGTGGGCACCACGATTAAGTTCACCCAAGCCAGCACCGGGCGCTTGACGTTCGTCGCCGGCACGGGCGCCAGCATAGAAAATTTCGGTGGGTTCACGAAGTCCGCCGGTCCCGCCGCAGCCGTCTTCGCCCAGATCGAAGTGGCCGGTGTGTGGAACATATCCGGAGCTTTGGCCGCTTAATGCCCCTCCTGTCGCTCCAAGGTTGGAGAATCCCGCCGGTTACGGCAACTGCTCCACCCCCTGTGGTATTCCCCACAGGTGCTTACGCCACCGTTTCGCCCATCCCCGACAAGCTGATCGTGGAATCCCAGGACGGGGTGAACGCGCGCGTCCGGATGGTCCGCCCGTTCTGGCATTATTCCGAAGTCCTGAACTTTACCCTCCACAACGCCAATCTCGGCATCCACGAATTCAACTATATGGACGATGCTCCCGATTTCTTGAGCATCGAAGCCGACTGGAAAGTCTTCTGCGTCCGCGAAGTGACGACCGCCGACTACGGCACTTACGGACCATGCAGGGTGTCGTTCTACGACATCAATGGCGGCACCATGGCGACGCTGTTCGTCACCTTCGTGGTGGCCGACACTCGCACCGGAGCAATCCCGGCCCCGCGTCCTTGGAACCGAAACAGCGAAGCCCTTCTCATCGATTTCGCGCCCGGCACTTGGCTCGGCCCGATGACGAACACCTACGCGGACGTCACAAACACCGGAAACGGCACCATGCGGCTGAACGGCCGTGCGTCCTGCATGACACCGCCGCACCCGGACTACCTGAACGACGACTCTGGCGGATACGGAAACGGCCTGTACGAATTCCGGATGCGGTTCGATAAAAACCACATCGGCAACAACACCGGCCCGCTCGCCATTCTTTGGCCCTACAGCAACATCTGGCCGGGGCCGGAGATCGACCTCGGCGAATTCATGACGGACGGTTCAAACGCCCCTGGTCCTGGGGGCGTCCATTATTTCGCCAATCATTACAGGGTTTATGATCCAGCCGATCCCGACACTTGGGGTGAGCAGCGCGCGGACGGTAGTTGGACGGGCGTGGACGGCAACAACATATGGGCCATCCAAGACAATACGACCATCGCGCCTAATCGGTTTTGGGACCCGACGCAGTGGCACATCTATTCGGCGCTACTGACCAACAGCGGTGTGTCATTCTATGTGGATGGCAAACTGCTCGCAGTTGATATGCCAGCAGCACCGGATTTCGCCAATGGCGGTGAAAACCATACGATCGGCCTGATGTGCAATAGTGATGATCAGGGCATTGAATGCTCCCGAGTTCGATGGGTGCCTGAAGGACTGTTGTCAAATCCCGTCTATCCCCCAGGCGGAATCACGCCGTAGCACAGGTGTTAGTATATGGCGCAGCAGTTCATCAATGTCGGCTCTACCGACAATGACAACACGGGCGATTGGCCGAAACAAGTCGGGGTCAAAGTCAACGCCAATTTCCAAGAACTGTACCAGACGAAATCCAGTATCGGGCACCGGCATCCCGCCTCCGAAATCCAGGACAGCACGATTGCTGGCCGCACTTTGCTCACGGCTCCGGATGCGGCGGCGCAACGCACCGCTCTCGGCATCTTGCCCAACGCCGGGTCTCTGGACGGGCTGTCCGACGTCATCATCACCACGCCAGCCAACGGGCAACACGTCCGGCACAACGGCTCGGCCTGGGTCAACGTGCCGTTCGCGATCGCCGTCACCGACATCACGGCCGTAGGCACTCGCTCCGGCGAGACATTCTTGCGCGGAGATGGCGTTTGGGCGATCCCGGCGGGCGCCGAGGGTGGCGGCGCCAGCACCTTGGACAGCCTGACCGACGTGGCTGTGCTCTCCGCCTCCACCGCGCAAGTACTGCGGTACAATGGCGTGTCTTGGGTCAACGCGACGCTGGTGGCCGCCGATGTTTCGGGTGTGCAGGCGGTTGATCCCGGCCTGACGTCGTTCATGGGGCTGAGCGGCGCGGGCGTCGTGACCGCGACGACTACCGATCAATACGCGATGCGGCCCTTGGGCGTGGGCACAGGGCAAGCTATCCCGGATCGGGATGCGGCCGATACTCGCTACGCCTTGCTCACGCACTCGCACCCCGTCACCCAAATCCAAGCGACCGGGACGGCGGGCGCCACCACCTTCCTTCGGGGCGATGGCCAGTGGGCCGCACCAGCGGTGGTCAGTACCGCTCCCACGGTCATCAATCATACCACCCGGACGACCGCCTATACGTTGGCGTTGAGCGATGCGGGGACGGTCGTTGAGATGAACTCAGCTACCGTTGTGGACGTCATTGTGCCGCCGAACTCGGTCGTGGCTTTTCCAAACGGTTCTCTGGTCGAAATTTGTCAGATCGGCGTGGGTCAAGTGCGACTAGTTGCTGGCGCGGGCGTGGTTCTTCGCCCCCCGTCTCCCCGCGGCCTTGCGACAAGAGCGCAGTACTCCACCATCAGGCTTCGCAAGCGCGCCACAAATGAATGGGTGCCTAGCGATGACCTTGAGTAAGGGCATCTAATCCGTGGCCCTGACCGAAACCAACACTCCGGGCCTGCTACAACTAGAAGTCTACGGCAACCGGTCTGCTGCTGAGAATCTGCCGCTCCCGCCGCCGCTCGCCCCTCCTCCTCCTCGCCGCGTCAAGAAGATCGAGCCACCGCGAGAAGGAAGCGGCGATGCTTGGGAAACGGAAACCCCAGCGCCGGAAGAGCCGGGCGTTGAACTCGGCAGCGCCATCCCGGACGTGCGGAGGCCCCGCTTGGGCGCCACGGCGAACGGCAAACGGATAGACCACCTCCTGATCTCCGGCTCCGTCACAAACAACAGCTATTATCAAGCCGACACGTTTCGGTTCGAGGTCGCCTTACAGGAAGAGGGCGAGTTCGCCATGCCCTTCTGGGCGGACAACGGCACCATTGAGATCGAAATCTTCGCCGGATTCGGCCCGAGCATCCAGCCCAACAAATCCCTCATCCTCGGGCGGGTGGACGGCGTGACCCTTGATCTGGTCGAGCGCACCGTCAGCGTGAACGGACGGGATTACACCGCCGATCTGATCGAGACCAAGACGACCGAAAAATTCCCGAACATGACCGCCAGCGAGATCGTGGAGGCGGTTGCAACTCGGCACAACCTGACGCCGATCGTCACCCCCACGAGCGTCTTGGCGGGTAAATACTA